CCACCAGTTGTCGAATGATGGAAGTGCCAGCGCGAGCATAACCACCAATAAGGTGGATATAACCCAGACCATAAGCGCCAAAACCAGGAATATACGTGTACTGGACGAAGTGCTGTCGCTTGAGTTTTTTGTCGTCGTCTTCGTTCCAGTTTCGCCGGATGGACAGGACGGTGTTGGTTCCTCTTTCGACCGTGACCACATACGGCAAAGGAACTTCATCTTTGTACCCCGGCATGTCCCAGTCTACGTGGATCTCCAATACCTGATACCGATCATCATCGGTAAGGGTATACCCTTGCTCCTCGGCCTTTTTCTTCTCAATGTCAGTGAAGAAACGTACAGGCTCACCCAGTTCTACGTCCCTGTAGAACTCTGCTACCTGTAGTTTCTTGATCTCGTTCTCAGTTTTGCGCATGACATGAGTCACACGTTCGGCTGTATATACGTTTGACGCCCCGTAGGGCATGATCAAGTCTTCAGCCGGGACAAACGGAGCAGCAGGCAGTTCCGTACTGGGGTTCGGGTAGATCTTCTTGAAAGCCGCACCAGAAAGTCCCAATGAGTACAGCATCCGCTCATGCTCGGACCTGTAGTCAATCATCCGCTCGGTCAGCATGTAGTTCATGTCGTCACGAACTCGCTCTGCCGCTTCTTCTTTCAGTCGGTCAATCGCGCCAATGATCTGCGTCTTGACCGGACCTTGAGCCGGGAACGTCTCAGTAATCATCTCTGATTGGAACCTAATGGCGGCTTCCGTCAGAAGAGGGCTGTAAACACCACAAGCCCCATTCCACGGCTCAGTACGTTCCTCGTACTTCATGCCAAGGACTTCTAGGCCCTTGACAAACATATCTGTCCAGTCTTTGCGACTGTTGATGTCCGCATCTACGAGGGCAATGAGGTCGGAAGCCAGGGTTTGAAGCTCACCTTCGTCCATGAACTCCGCAAGGTTGGCGTCAAACTCCTCTGCCGTCTCAATTTCCGGCATCAGTTCAATCTCAACCCCGTCAATCCCAATTTTTACGCTCTCAGGATCTTCAATTTCGATCTCCAGAGCCGGTTCTTCGGTCATGACACCCATGTCAAGGGGCATCATCGCGGGGTCAAAATTGGTTGCCATCTGTAATCCTCAGTAAAACGCTACTTTGCGCTTAAAAGACCGCATTTCGTCCTGTTCGTCTGTCTGTAGACGCAGGAAACCACCCTGCCGGAAGCGGATCAGGGCCTGAACAGCACTGTCAACATCGTCATCATGGGGTGCGTTCGGGAAAGCGGCCATGTTTTCGATGAGTTCTCTAGCCCACCGGGTGTCTGGAGCCCAGACTTTACCCGATTGGAACAGGTCTGCCACAGAATTGATACGGACAAACTTGTCATTCCCTCTACTTGGGGTGTATTCAGACACCGGAATGCCCATCGCCCGCAGTTCAAAGATCAGCGGAGCCCCTGCAGCTTTGGCTTCCACGATGAAAGCATCAGGTTCCCACTCTCTATAGTGAGCAAGTGCTTTTTCTTTCAGTTCAGGGAACTCCATCCTCTTCTGAAAACAGTCCAACAAGATGATATTTACGTTATTTTCATCTTCGTTCATGTTGAACACACCCCACGTAGTACACGCAGAGTAGTCGTTTCGCTCACCCTTAGTAAAAGCAGTGTCCCAAGACTGGATGATGAACTCACATGAAGGAGGCTTCTCCTTCTCCCAGATCTTCCACCACTCTCTTTTAACAATAGCTCCTTCTTCAGCGGTGGGATTTTGCTGGTACTGAGCGTTCCACTTACCCGGGGGGAGTTCGTCTCTTAGCGCAGACAGTTCCTCCAGCGACCAAAACTCAGGCCATAGAGGTTTACCCGAGGGCATGATCGCCGGGAGTTCAATGACTTCCCACTCGTCTTCTTTTCCTAGCTCGCCAGCGGTCTTCAGTATCCTACCTGTCAGGTCCGACTTGGACCATCTGGTCATTACGACCACGATAGCCCCACCCGGCTGGAGACGCTGACGCGGGCCAGATGAGTACCACTCAAACACGGAGTCGTAAATCTCCGGTCTGCCAGCGGCTAAAGCAGCCTCTTGTTCCGAGTGCGGATCGTCAATGATAAGAAGGTCCGCGCCCTTACCCGTCATCGTTCCACCAACACCGATAGCGAAGTATTCGCCGTTCTTATTAGTAGCCCACCGACCCGCAGACTTGGAGTCTTGTCTTAAAGCAACACTAGGAAAAATTCTTGCATACTCCTCAGACCCAACCAAGTTACGAACTTGCCGCCCAAAGTTCACCGCCAGATCCGCAGTGTTGGATGCTTGAATGATTTTTTTGTCAGGAAATTTTCCAAGAAACCAACTAGGCAGCAAGTACGAAGCAAATTGGCTCTTTGTGTGCCTGGGCCCAAGATTGATGATCAGCCTCTTCAGCTTACCTTCCGCGATCTCCTCAAACTTCTTGGCCATCACCGCATGATGTCGGCCATGAATGAACCCCGGCCACATCTTTTTTACATACGCCATGAAGCTCTTCTGACACTTCTCCCTTTCCAAAGCGTCTTTGTAATCTTGTACCTGCTGGAGCAGCTTCTCCTGATCCGCAGGAGACAGGCTCGCTACTAGATCATCCAGCTTCATTGTTTGACTGAAACTCCATGCGCCATTTTGCAATCGAGATGTTTCGTTTTACATCAAGCAACTGATCATCAGGCCAAAACTCAGGCCACGTAGAAGAACCATCACTCTTCATAGCAGGTATTTTTACAACCTCCCACCCGCCAAGTTCTTCAAGGCGAGCTGTCAAGTCATACTCAGAACTCCTGCTCATCACAACAACCATAGCGCCCGCAGGTTTTAGTCTGCACATTGCAGTGGTACTAAACCAATCAAAGGCACTTTGAAAATCACGCTCTTTAACAAATCTTTTTTCGTGCAAATCATCAACAATGTACAAGTCAGCCGCATGCCCACAAACAGCGCCACCAACACCAACAGCTACAGTTTTTCCATGCTGAGGAAACACCTGAGCGTATTTCTGTGACTCCATCAACTTGTCAACGCGCTGCTTAAAATTTACAGCTAGATCCCTATAGCCAGCCGCTTGGATCACCTGTTTCTCAGGAAACCGGCCAAGGAACCAGCTAGGCAACAAGTACGAAGCAAACATCGACTTCGTAAACCGAGGCGGCACGTTTAGAACCAGCCTCTTTATCTTCCCTTCAGCGACTTCTTCAAACTTCTGCGCCATCAACTCATGGTGCGGCCCACAAATAAACTCCGGCCACATCTCATTTACATAGTGCAAAAACTTGTCCATCTTTTCTCCTTTACGTTACTCCATGTTGCGGAATGAGATGTACGTCGGCCGCACAGACCTCCCCATCCCCTCAACCCTTTTCAAAGCACCTAGCTTCACCAACCTATCCACAATTTTCTTCGTACTCCCCAGCCCAGGTTTCCCACGTAGCTCACATATGTTCCTCAAACTAGGCCCGTACCCAAACCGGCACCACCACACATCAATCGCCAAAAACACTTCCTTCTGAGCCTCAGTCATCCCCATCTCCAATACCTCCTCCTTGGACCCATACACCTTCCTCAGAGGACTCTGCAACACCTTCTTCGTGCGCCACTTCTTGACGTTTTCCATTACAAATCAACAACTTAGCGCACACTCTTAAAGCATCACTTTACTTCCGTTAAATTTAACGGTCGCTAAATTTTTAGCCTCGCCACAACCCACGTTTCCGAGAAAGTCCTTACAAATCATAGACTTAGCCACGTTTGTTAAACCAGTTTATGTCATCCGTTAAATTTAACGGCACCAAAATTTTTGCTACCCCCCCACCACTTTTTGTACAAAGACTGACCGGGGGGTGTCGCCAGATCGAGGGGGTGCGGTCTGGCTACCGTTAAATTTAATGGCATGGGAGCGTTAAATTTAACGGCGAGCGACATGGGATCGGTCTATGACGGGAGTCGTTTGAGTGGAATAGTATGTTCAAGGGCGCGGGACTCCGCCTCACACATTGGGGGGGTCCGGGTGCGGTGGGGTCTCGGCGCTGGGCTCTGCGTTTCCCTCGGGTGCAGCGTTAAATTTAACGCTGAGTTCCTGCAGCAGGCTGTCGGCGTCTGCTTCTATGATCGTTGCATCAGTAGCTTGTGCTGTAAGGATGCCCCGTAGTTCTGCCATCACGCGAGCGCGTGCATCTTCACTGCTGGAGATAGTCTTAACTTCCTTACGCTCGGTGAATGCGGCGACCTCGGTAACTGTGCCGAGGGTCTTGAGGGCTTGGACCTTAACGCTGTCCTTTGTGTCGGCATCCAGGGCCACTTGGACTAGCCCTTGGATGACTAATTCGCGCAGGGCGGAGGGGGTTCTATGCTTTGCCGCCTCAATTGCCAGGGTATAGGCTTCGATCTCACGGACTATCCGGGGATCGCTGGCGATGCGGTATGGGTCGTTGTTCAGGCTCGAGGGTTTCGCGTCGGGTTTGTAGGCTGTGCGGTATGCGTCGGCTTTCGTGGCTCCCATGGCGATGGCCTTAGCAAAGTTCTTTTGCTTAGTGGTCAACCCGTCTGTTACGGTCTTCCCTAGGATGGCGGAGATGGGGAGTTCTTTTGCTGCTGACTCTAGCGTCTTACGGCTTAGCTTCATAGGTGTTTGTCCTACTGGGGTTCTATACAGTATAGGGGAACGGAGAGGGAAAGCAATAGGACTGCTACTCGCTACGCTCGTTGCCGGCGGTCTCCGGACCCTTCCCAGGGCTCGCACTGTACGTTTATACATGAGGGTTTGCCCCTAGTGACAAGGGCCGTGCAAGGGCCGATGATGCCTCATGCGCTGCACGGTGTAGCGCACTATCGGAGATAGACACCATGAAGACCTACATCGTTTTCCGCGCAGGGTACGGTCAATACATCGTGCAAGCCGAGACCCTCGTGCGCGCTATCCAATCCGTCCTCATGCGTGCCGACGGCTTCGCACATGATTGGATCGCTCACGACCTCAGCACCTACCCGCAGCACCTGCAGGCCCGGCTGACGCGCGAGTCCACCATCATCGGAGCCTGACACCATGCGCACCCGCCCCATTGACATCATCTTTGCCTGCGCCTTCGGCGCAGCTCTCGGGCTTTTGCTCGCCGCTTTCATCTGACGGAGAACCTACACCATGACGAAAACCCAACGCGCACTAATTGAGCGCGCCAAGCTATACGGCGGCTTAGCCGCTGTGGACGTCGGCAGTGGTCGCGGTGCCCTTGGCGGGCGCGTTTCATTCGGCACCCGCGAACGCGCGGCGCTGCACAAATTGGTCGAGCTGGGCATGGTCGAGATCACAAACCGCGTCAAAGACGTGGACTACAGCCGTGGCAACAGCGTCCACACCACCACCATCATGTATCGGCTTACGCCGACAGATGACCAGTTCTTAGCCGCCCTTGGCCCCTGCGGTCGCTGACCCATCCGCCTAGGCGCCCCCAACGGGCGCCTATGGGATGCGCCACGCATCGCACAGTCCAATCCAATCAACTGAGGTACATCATGAACGCAACTACTCTTGACCTGACCGCTGACATCATCGACGTGCGCGACATCATCGCCCGCGTTGAAGAACTGGAATCTGACATTGAAGACATGACAGAAACCGAGCATACCGGCCACCAAGCAACGGCTGATGCGCTCGCTGAAGAACTGACAGCCCTTCGGGCTTTCTTGGAAGAACTCGCAGGCGCTGGCGGGGATGAGCAATGGCGCGGTGACTGGTATCCCGTAACGCTGATTCGCGAGTCCTATTTTGTGGACTACGTGCAGGAATTGTTGGAGGACTGCGGGGACATCCCGAAGAACCTCCCGCACTACATACACATTGATTGGGAGCGCACCGCGCGGGATATCCGCACGGACTATTCCGGGGCTGACTTCCACGGCGTTACCTATTGGTTCCGCTAAGTGACCACTGAAGACAAAGCCCTGATTCTCGTTTCCCTGGTGGCGCTGCTGCTGGCGCTGCTGGGGGTAATTTGACACTGCTGCGCGCCCTGCGCGCTGGAAGGATTGACCTATGCAAACCGAATCTTTGATTGGCCGCACCCTTACGTGCGCAGAAACCGGAAAGCAATTCATCGGGGCATCTGACGGGTTCACGACGAACTACGCCAGAAACGCCGCCGGGGAGGTGTTTTCAGATGAAGGCGTACACCTGCGCGAAGTCCGGGCACTGCTGGACCGCTCCGGCCCCTTCACGGGCTATCTGTCGAGCGATGGCAAACGCCTGACGGGATGGAAGGGCAACACCCTAGGCCATGTGGTCGATTCCAATCCATGCGAGCTGACCCGGCTATCGTACACACATGGCAAGTATTACCAGTCCGTCAGGGTGCGGGATGTCCACGGCCGCGAATGGTACGGGAGGGGGTCGCCTGGAATCTGCATCCGCCTTCGCCCGACTAAGCATTGACCGGCACCTATAGCCCCTGCTGGGGGGGGGCTATAGGGGCATGTTGCCCGACATACACAATCAGGAGATTGACCTATGAATTGGCATTACGTTTACGGCGCAGTCTGGACTACGCCCCTTGGCCCGGAAGACGGCGGGCAATGCGTGGCCGTGCGCGCCAGCAAGTCCAATCTTGAGCCTACCGAAAAGGACGCCGCGCTTCGCCTTATGGCCGCTGCACCTGAACTGCTGGCCGCGCTGCAGGCCCTGACAGATTGGGGACGGGATCACACTAGCCCGAAAGACCCGAATAGCCCGCATGCCCTGCTAGTCGCGGCCAGTGCCGCCATCGCCCGAGCTACCGGAAAGGACTGACCTATGAACCACTGGATTCTGAGACCGGACACGATTCAAACCATCATCGAAAACTTGGATCGAAACCTCATGACGCTCAGTGCCGCGAAAAACTATTTTTCGGCTTACGGTGTCCACATCCAAGGAAACACAAAGCAGGCGTTTATTCGTGAGCTTTGCAAACAAGCCGCCACTTCAAAGGACTGACCTATGCCTGACATCCCCTTCCGGACACACCGACACCCTTCTGAAAGGATCGCATCGTGATTAAACACATTCACATCGCCAAAAATCCCTCATACCCGCCCTACGGCGTCATTGTTGAGTACACCGACGGGCGTGAGTTGTGGGACGGTGACTGCGCCGCATCAACTGAGGAGCAAGCGCTTGCTCACGCAAAAGAGCAACACCCCCGCCGCAAGGTGCTGATGTGGGACAACCCAAAGCACTACGGCAATCGAAAGGGGGCTTAACCATGTACGGCCTTTCCATGCCTTGCCTTGATCCTGAGCAACTTTTGGCGCTTCGCCTTATCGGTAACGGCTGGAATACTAAGCTCACCCCGTTTGGGAACGCAATTGTTTCCGCTCAAGTGCAAAGCCTTCAACGAGCCGGCTTGATT